CTTCTAGTCCTTGGGTGATATTTATCTCATCGTTTAGCATTACGCATGCGTAGTTTGTTCCATTGATCGTGGCCGTGTATTTGTCGCATAGTTCGTAATATAGTATTCCTGTTGACGTGTAATCGTTTAGGTAATATTCAATTCCGTCTAGTGCCTCCAGGATGTCTGGTAGGTAGTCACTTCTGTCATTGAAGTTCATTATTTGGTTGTCTGTGATTTTTATTTCGCATAGGCCGTTGGTTTCCACACTTTCTTCGTCTTGCAGGTACACGTTGTCGCTTTGTCCGCTTCTGCTTAGTACTATGGAATTGATTGGACCATATTTTTGTCCGAATTCTACGTTTATGTCTTTGAAGTAGTTTTCGTCTATTGTGTCGTTGGTTTCTGTTAGGTACCTTAATTCTAGTTGGCCGCTATTGTTTATGCATATCGTTGATGCGGTTACCTGTGCTAGCTCGTCTAGTACGTCTCTGAATGTGTAGCCTATATCATTTCCTTCGCTGTCCAAGTATAGCTCCTCGGGTATTTGCCTTGAGTAGTTTGGAAATGTTTCTTGTGCATTTGCGAATGTCAATCCTATTTTGGCGCATACTGCTGTTATGTAATTCCTTACCGTTGTTGGGTAGCTCACGGTTGGCGCTTCGTAATTTTTCATGCTGTTTAGTATTTTATCGTAACAAGTCATGGTGTATGATCTCTTGTCTTCTTGCTTCTTTACTTCCTTGACTATGTATTTGCCGTAGTTTAGGTATTCGTATGTGTTGTTCACGAATAATCCGTACATTACTTGGATTTCTGTGCCTACTGGTATCATGGTGGTACATTCTACTTCTAGTTGTTTCATGACTGATTTTAGTAGGCTCCCTTGGTATCTTAATGTCATGCTATTAATGCTATCGTTCATTAGGATCGTGGTTTCGTTTCCTGTTGTGTATATTAGTTGCACCATTTGTTGTTTTCCTAATGATGCAACTTCGTTCTTAAAAGCCTGTGTGTGACTTTTCATATTTTAACTCCTTTTTTCTACGCTTATAAATGAGCATTGGAATCCGTCTGCTTTTCCGTTTTTGCTTTTGCTTGTGGCTTTCCAGTCTCCAGTATAAGTCGTCATTGTTACGTTTTGTCCTTTATTGTCATCGTAGTATGTTACTGTCTGCCTTGCGCTGTCTAGTATCGGTGCTAGTGTATGCAGCTCTGCCGTGGTTAGTTTTCTGAAGTACAATATTAGTTTTGGGAATATTCCTATTAGTGTTCCTGTTTGTTTTCCTGCTAGGTTTCTTCCACTATCGTTTGCCCATAGCTTATTGTACTCGTAGTCTACTTGTGTTAGGTATTGGCCTACTGGCACGTTATTTATTATTATGCTGTTCTGATCAATAAACATTTTGGCTCCTTTCTATGCATTAAATGCAAAGTTATCTTCTGCGTCTATTCTTTTTATTTCTCTCGCTATTTGTCTGTTTCCTACGTACACTGGTATTGTTGCATTTAGGTTTATGTATCTTCCTATTGCTCTTCCTAGTTCCTCCATGGCTTGTGAGTCTGTTAGTGGGATTACACCTTCTCTTCCTGCTTCTCCTGCTAATGCTCCTCCTACTGGTGTTCCTTTATTTGGCATGCTTACGATACCTCCAACTCTCAATTGTGGTATTTCTGGGACCGATATTGTGCTGATGAAGCTAAATGGCTTTTGGCCTACTATGTCTATGTTTCTGATCCTGTTTAGCACGTTGTTGATTGCGTTGAAAGGCACTGCTATTACTTTGTTTATTCCTCTTATGATTGCATTTACTATCGCTGTGAAGGCTGTTACGATTCCGTCCTTAATTCCATCGAAGATTTGTCCTCCTGTGCTAAATACGTTTTTTACGGCTGTCCATGCACTCGTGAATGTATCTCTGAAAAATTGCACAACCACCGAGAATACGGCTTTTATTCCTTGCCATGCTAGGCTTGCTCCATTTGCTAGTAAATTCCAGAAGTTCTGGCCTATTTTTCCCATTGTGGTTATTATGGTTTCGAATGTGTTTCCTATGAAGTTCATGATGTTGTCCGCTATTTGTTTTAGGCCATTCCATGCTTGTTCCCAGTTTCCTGTGAATATTCCTTTTACGAATTCTATGATTCCATCAAAAATTCCCTTTATGCTCGTGAATAAATTGTCAAATATTTGTAGTAGGGCTTCTAGTAAGTCTGTGAATGTGGTGTATATGAATTCTCCAACTAATCCGAAGTTTTCTTTTACCCAATCTGTCTTTTCCTTTAGCCAGTCTATCCCTTTTTGCAAGAATGCTTTTATTTCATCCCAATATTTTACTATTGTTCCAACTATTAGGACTGCAACTCCAGCAACTACTACTGGTGCGCTTTGTATGAGAAGTCCTAGTCCAACTATTGCTCCGCCTATTCCTTGTATGATCTTTCCAAAGTTTTCCCATGTTGGATCTTTAAGATACTCTAAAAAGGCTTGGACTGCATATACTATTCCTCCAATTAAAAATCCTATTCCTAGTGCTTGTAGTGCTGTTGCTCCTGCGTGTATTGCCCATAGTCCTCCTGCTATTCCCATTAGCGCTGATATTATCAAGTCTTTGTTGTCCATTATAAATTGCAACCATGCTGGTATTGGGCCTTGCATTTTGCTTACATCGAAGTCTGGAATTACGGCTCCGCCGCCGCCGCCTCCTCCTCCGCTTGATGCGACATTGTCTGATAGCACGTTCATTTCGTCAAAGCCTGCTAGTTGTTTTCTGATTTCCTTGGCTGCTTTTGCGACTCCTCCTGCTCCACCTTTCATTTTAGCAAAGGCTTCTGCACTTGCGTCTACTCTTTTGCCTATTCCAAACCATGCGTTTAGGATTGCGTATATGTATCCTAGTAGTGTCTGAGCTAATCCTACGATCCATCGCATTACTGGTGCTATCATTTGGGTTAGTACCCATCTTATGTATTCCAGGTTCGTTGCGTATTGCTGGTCGTATGCTGCTAGTGCGCTTGATGCTCTTCTTACTGCCATGTATGCGGTTCTTATTCCGAAGATTCCTACTATCAATCTGCTCACGCTCTTCATTGAGTCTTGTAGTGATTTGTTTAGGTTTTTAAATCCTCCGCTTCCATCTACTTTTGCTTTTTGTTGGTATAGTCCTGCCAATTGGTTCTTGGCTTTTTCTATGTCTCTAGCTAGCTTTTCCATGTCTTCTGCATCTTCTGGTCTGAATACTTGTAGTCCTGTACTATATGCTTTTTCCATCGTTGCTATCTCTTTTTCAAGGTGGTCTATCTGTCTGTCAAATTGTTTGGTTTCTATTTTTGCTCCTATGGTTATTGTTCCGTCCATGTTACCTCCTTCCTTATATTTCTATTCCTAAAGCCTTGTAGAATTCTCTTGCACTCTCTTCTTGTTTCTTCGTTATCTTTGTCTCTTTTTCTTTGCAGTACAATCTTCTTATTTCTTCCTGGGCTTTCTTTATTTGTGTTCTTTGTTTTTTGTCTTTTATTTCCTTGGTGTCTGTGTTTAGTAAGTTCGTTATCCTATTTAGCACACAACACGTTCCGAACTCGTTGTTGCTCAAGTTCTCTAGATCATTGTAAAATTCGTACCAATGCAGGTAGTCTAGTTCGTATGGGTCGTATCCATAGTCGTATTTGAAACTCGACTTTATTAGTCCTTTGCATTTCGTGAAGTCTAGCTCATCTTTTTGCTCTTCTGCTGGCTTTCCTATTGGTAGTTCTTTGTTCATGTTTAGGTATTTTAGTCCTAGCTCTAGCAATTTGTCTCCACGTTGGCTTTTTAGTCCTTTTTCTCCGAATAGGGTATAGATTATTGCCAAGGCTCTTTCGTGGTCTCCTATGGCATTGTCGTTTGAAATTTCGTTGCATTTGAGTGCTACTCTGAAGTCTGTATTGATTTCATATAGTTCTTCGTCTATTTTTACGTATTTTGGGTTATTCAATTACATCATCCTTCTTGTCTGAATATTTCTTTTTGATTTCTTCTGTTATATCCTTTGCGTTTGCTTCTAGTTTTGGGCGTATGTATGTCTCTATTATTTCGTCTATTTCTGACAATGTCGTTATTCCAAATGCTCTGCCATTTAGTAGTTTCTTTACTCCTCCTTCGCCTAGGAACATGTCGTAGATTTGCTCTTCTTCTTTGTAGAAATCTTTTACTGCTTTTATCGTGGCTTCTTCGTTTGCACTGAATAATTTCTTGCCTTTTACGTCTTTCTTCTTCTTGATCACTAGCAGATCTGCTTGCAATTTCTCTCTTGCCTTGTTGTCTCTTTTTACCATTTCCTCGTATCTGTATGGTAGTTCCAGGTCTCTTAAGTCGAACTCTAGTTTTTCTCCTGTATCGTTTCCGTTTTCGTCTTGGATCTTGAACGTTAATATGTCCTCGTCTTTTTTTAGTTTTATATATGCCTCCATAGTTTTTCTCCCTTACTCTTTATTTTAAAAAAAGGCTAGAGGCCTGTTACCTCTAACCTCTTATGGTTTTGTAAATTATAAACTTGCTGATGGTGTGAATGTTGGTTCTCCACCTGATATTGCTACTGTTCCTTCTGTTGGATCTCCATCGTAGTATATGTCGTACTCGATTTCTTCTCCTGAGTAGCTTGTTACTGTGATTATTGCATCGCTTTGTTTTGCTGGATAGCTTCCGCTTGTGCCGTTCCATGTGTCTACATCTAATACTTTTGTCTTGTAGTTTAGTTGATCTCTTCCTGCTGCAATGAATGCGAACTCTGGATCGTTCTTGTAGCATTTTTGTGTTACACTACCTTGTTTTTGGTTTGATGTGTGGTCGTTTCTTGCGTTATCTTCAACAATCCATTTTTCTGTGTCCTTTAATATTCATATAAGGTCGCTAATCTTATATCGTTTCTTAAACTGCTATATGTTTCCATATAGAATAGACTATCTCTTAACCTACAACTCTACTTGTTTAGGTTTCTCGCACTTCCACTCGCTTGAGTGTACTTCCCCTCTGGGAATAGTCGTTACACCTTCCTATTTCTAGGCTTGGCACGGTATTGCCTACGACTTTGCGTTTAGGTTTTCACCGTTTTCACGAGATTTCTTTAGAATAGCATTTCTGCTAAACTGGTCTGTTGAGCTTATTGCTCGTTAAACCTGAGGATTATATTCTGTTGCATACTCATCGACACCTACTCCTAGGATTGCCCAGGTTCTTGTGTTTCCTGTTGGTGTTGTGTCAATGTATGTTAGGTATTGACTTCTTTTTATTTTTTCTATGTTATCTGGGATTACTGCTAATGCCATGTATCTTCCTCCTTCTTCGTATATTTTGGTTCCTTGAAATAATCTTGTATTTCTTTGGCACTCATTGGCTCAATAAAGCCTTTTTCGTTTAGTTTGGTTAATTGCTCGGTACTACTTACTGGTATTTCCTCGCCTTTGGAATAGTACGTTTCGTTGACTCTGCAGTCTATTTTAGCTATTGCCTTCATTCTATTCCTCCTATGTATTCAATTTGTATTTGTATGTCGAATTCTGCTGTGTCTGTCTTTGCGTTGTTTAGTGTTCCGCAGTTCAGACAACTTATGGTTTGTATTCCGTCTATGTCTGGTAGTTCTCTGTTATCATTCTTGGTTTTTATTATCTTTTCGAAGATTTCAAAAAATCCTATGTTTAGCAGGTTCTCTATTGTATCTTGGCTGTAGGCCATTCTACTTCTAAACGAGAACACGTCTCTGTTTAGTGATACTCCTGTTATCCATTCTTCTACCACACTTGCTGTTGGTATCTTATCCAACGAGTAATTGTTTACGTCGTTGCTTAGCATGTTGGCATTGATTTGGTATTCCGTGCTTGTTAGCATGGTGTCAATTATGCCTAGCAAATATGTTCTTAATTTTGTGATTCTTAAATCTTCTACTCTTACTATTTCTGAATTGATTTCTGCCATTATCTACCTCTTCATATAATCTTGGACTTCTTTGATCACGTCTGGCATCTCTGCCGTTACCATGTGTCTATCCCAATACGATGTAGCTAGTGCGTGCTTTTCCGTGCTGTAGTTCAATGGGTTTCCTGCGTTGCTTATGCCTCTGTACTGGTAATGTGCATATGGCATTTCGTAGGTTATGTAGTCTGGTCCTTTGGTAATTGTTCTTGCCAGTTCTCCTGTATCCATTGGTACGTATTTGTCCATGTGTTTTGCACATGTGTCCACGAAGAACTTCTGCGTTCTTCCGTTTACTTCTAATCCTAGGCTCGCTCTTATTTCTCCTACTGGGTTTAGTGGCATCTTATTTACCTCCTAAATGCACATGTGGATTCTTTCCGAAGTCGTTTACGTTTATGCTTGTTACGTTGTAGTATTCTGCGTCTGCCAGGTCACTCTGCTTTGTTATGTTTCCGTGGTCACCGACTACTATTATGTCTCCGACTTTAAAAATCGTTATATCGTCAACGTCATTCATCGGTATTCTCACGTTTACATCGTTTGCGTTCTCATATCCTTTGTTTACGCTACTTCCTTTTCCACCGAAGAGCCATACTTGATTGAAAGTATATCTATCCCATTTCTCTAATCTATTCGCTCCTAGTGTTTTGTGGAAGTATGTCATTTTTTTGTTGGTTATCATTTTTTACACTCCTACGTACAAATATGGTGTTCCGTCTTCTAGCTTGCATTCTGCTAGATAGGTTCTGATCATGCTTTTGATTTCACTTGACTTGGCTTTTGAAACGTTTTCTGTGGCTCCGCCATAGCTTATGCTATATCCATCTGTGCTTTCACTGGCCACGGCCTTGTTTTGGTTTTCGTATGCGTTGTACGTGTCTATTAGTCCTATTAACTTGAAAATACAAACCTTTACTTCTTCTTCCTGGTTTTCTAGATTTTGTAATCTTCCGAAAGTGTATTTGTCTACGTTCTTTCGTGCCTCTAGTTCTGATAAGTTAAAAGGTGTCTCTTCAAGAGTTCCACCTAAACTTTGATATTCTTCGTATGTCAAATACTGATTGCTAAACTCCATAGACACCTCCTATTTTATAAACTTGGTACTGCGCTTGCTTTGAAGCTTGCTAGTACTACTTTGCTTTCGTCTGTTAATGCTGCTACGTAGTGTTCGTCTGCACCGATTAATGTTGTGTAGTTTGTTAGGTTTCTTTCTGCTTCTACATTTACGTTTCTCTTTAAGTAGATTGTTACTGCTGCGATGTCATCTCCTGTTTGCTCTTCTGGTCTTAATTCTACTACTGGGCAAATGAATGCTCCGTCATCGTAAGGTACTTTCTTTGATGCTACTACTCTTGCATTAGCTACCATTCCAATTTCTCCGTCTACCATTACTTGGTTTCCGTATTTGTCTTTTGAAATGAAGTTGCTGTCTTTTCTTAATTCACTTACTTGTAATGGGTGGATGAATATTACTTTCTCCACGTTGTCTTCTTCTTGGAATACGTCTATTGCGTCTACGATTCCGTTGTATGAGATAGCTGCTGCGCTTCCATCATATGCTTGTGTTGCAGTTAGTAGTGCTGCGAATACGTCGCTGTCTACTTTTGCTGCTAATGCTAATCCTAATTGGTTGTTTGTTTCTCCTACTGGGTTTCCATATCCTGATAGGATTGCTTCGTCTGTTAATTGAACTTGTTTAACTGCTTTCTTGATTTCATATTCTGCAGTTGTTGTTGTTAATGTTACAGCTGTTGCATCTGCTCCTTCTGCTAAGTCTGTTGCATCTCCTATGTAAACGTATTTTGGTACTGTTATTGTACTTCCTGGTCTTCCTTGTAATGTTGTGTCAATTTTTGCAAATGGTGTTGCTTTTATTGCTTTTGTTAGTTTTGCACTAATCATTGGAGCCATAACTTCTGGATCCACTAAATTCTCTAATTTTGTTAATGCCATTTTTAATTCCTCCTAATTATTATATTTCGCAAATAATTCTGGATTACTTTCTTTGAATTCTACTCTTTGCTTATATGACATTTTGTCGAAGGCTTCCTTGGTTACTCCATTGTCTATATCTCCCATGCTTGGCATGTCCTGGATTTGATTTGGGTTTACGAAGATGTCTGTTCTGTCTTTGGTTAAATCTTCGTATATGTCTCTTATCCCTTTGTTTATGTTCTCTGGTTTCTGCAATTCTGCCTTAATGTCATTTACTAATCCTTTTTTTGCGTATTCGCTACTAAACTTTTTATCTCCAAACAAAGAAAAAATGTCTTTAGTTAGCTTTTCGTCTTCTTGTTTTGCTCTTTCGTTAGCCTCTCTTTCGGCTATGCTGTCTCGCAAATATTGTAGTTCTTGTTGAGCTCTTGAGCCATCCTCGTTTAATTGTGTTAGCTCGTTGATTTGGTTTAAGTACTCGTTTACTCTTCCTTTGTACTCATCTACTTGCTCTCTCAATCCTTGTACGTTTTTTCCGTATTCTGCCATGATTGTGTCAATGGTTTCTTTGTCTAGCTCTAAGCCCTTTAAAAATTCTCTCATAATTACTCTCCTTACATTTTTTAACGAGGTCTAGTCCTCGATTAGATTTTATTATTGGTTGCTAGTCCTGTCGTTGCTATGCCACACGATTTTGTTACCCTATTATTTCGGCTTCTATATCGAAGTCGTATATGTCTCCTTCTTTATCTTTTATTGGTTCGACTTTTGTGATCTTGTATTTTGTTCCTTTGTTGAAAAGTATTTCTTGTTCAAGTTTTCTCCTGTTTTCCAATGATGGATGTAGTCCTTCTTGTTTATTTATGTCCAAGCCTTTTGTGTTTTGTATGTTTGTAAACTTCACTTTTAATCCTAAAAAGCTTTCGGCTCCACCTTCTCTTTCACTCGTTGCTAAAAATCCTCTTGACGTTATTGTTTTGCCTACAAGCTTGTTTGGATCCTCTTTTATTTCGCTATATTTTATGCCTAGTTCTGGTGTAGTCAACCTTCTTAATAAATTGCATTCGCCTGTTATTGTTCCGTGTTCTTCAATGATTTTTGATAGCTTTTCTTGGCTTGATTCTCTCATTTCATTTCCGTCTTTTTACCCATTCGTCTACGATTTCTATTTCTTCTTCGGTTAGTTTTTTCTCTGTCTTTTCTTTTTTGAACTTTCCGCTTCTGGCCATGGCTGATTCTACTGTATCGCCTTTTTTGAATAGTACTCTTCTTCCGCCTATGGTTCTCCAGTATTCGTCTGGGTTCTCTTCTGTCATGTTTTTCTTCTCCTTCTATTTTGCGAATCTCTTGAAATCTTGGTATTTCAATTTGCTATTTGGGTGTTCTCTTAAGTATTTTTTGTATGCAAGTTTTACCTGTTTTTCAGCTTCTATACTACTTGTTATTCCTTTTAATTTTGTTCTTGGGATTTCGTTGCCTTCTTTTGCTTCGTATAGTGTTCTAAACACTTGACTACCTGTTTTCTTTCCTTGTGCGTCATAGTCTTCTCTAGTGAATGTTTCTTTACCTCTTTTGCTGTCATACCAGATTTCGCTACTTGTTCCATCGCCGTGTTTCTTTGTGTATCCGTCAATTCCTCTGTTGTATCTCCATCCGTTTGTTTTTTTAGCGGTATTGCTTTTTATTCTTGCTTCTTCTCTATCGTATGCTTCTTCTCTTAATGCTGATAATCTGCTGGCTTCTCTTGACCATTTTACTCTTTCCGCTGTTGTTTGAGCGTTTGCCCAGTTGCTTTCTGCTCTGTTGAACTCGCTGTTTATTTCTGATAAGCTTTTGTTATTGCTTGTTTTTAGATCACCATTTACGTCATTTTGGTATCTGGCCTTTGTTGCTTTTAGGAATTCTGCTCTTTTTGGATCAGTGTTTTCTGCTATTTCTTTATCTATGTTTTTTAATGCTGCTGATTCTTTTTTTATCTTTCTAGCTGTTGCTCTGTCTCTGCTTTGTTCTACTTTCTTTGTTGCATTTGCAAATTCTCTTTGCTTTGCTTCTTTGTTTGCCTTTAAATCACCTACAAACTTTTCGAAGTCTTTGCTGCCCATTTCTCTACCCATTTTTTGTAGTTTTTCTAGGCTGTATGCTCCTGTGTAGTTTGTTGCTTCGTTTGCCAAGTCGTCTATTCTATTTAATGAGCTTATGCTTTTTTGTAATGGGCTTTGTTGTGCTTCTTCTTTTTGGCTTAACTTTGCTTTGTATTGGTTTGTTAGCTCTTCTGCTTTTCTTGATTTCTCGTTTTCCAGTTTTTTCGCTTTTTGGAATTTCTGATCATCGTTTAAGTTTTTATCTTTGTACACTTCTCTTATTTTGTCGTTATATTCTTTCCATGTTGCAGTTCTTTGTGCGTCTATCTTTTCTAGCTCGTTGTTGTAGTCTTTATATGCTGGAGACTTTTCTAGCTCTTTGTTTAGCTCTTGTTTGTGTCTTTCTTCTACTGACTTTGCTAGTTTTTCTTCGTTTCCTCCTGCTGCTTTGTATTTGTTCCATGCATTTATTTGATTCTGCAGGTCTTGCTCTGTTTTTACTTCGGTGGTTACTGCTTTCTCAAAGTTTTTTCTAGCTTTGTATTCTTCGTAGTCTTTCTTTATTCCGTATCCTGCTGTTGCTAGGAATTCCTCTCTTTCGTCTTCTAGTCCGCCTTCTTTAATGTATTGATCAAACTTATGGAATTCTCCTTTTTTCAAGTAGTAAGCTGCGGCGTCTCTTGCGGTGCTTGTATCATCTTCGTCAGCTTTTTTCTTTTTCTTTGAGTATTCTTTGCTTCTTTTTAGTGCTGTCTCTATGTCGTCTCCGTCTTCAAAGTACACTTTTCTTCCTCTTACCGTTCTCCAATATCCCATGACTTTTTCTCCTTTGCCTACATTTTACCATTTTTAACTTTTTTTAGCAACTTTTTTCTTGGCTGGTTTCTTTATTTCTTCTTTTTCCTCTTTTACTGCTTTTGGTTTGGTTTCTGGTATTATTTCAATTATCTTTACAAATGATCTGTGTACCTTGTTTTCTCCTGTTAGGTAGTCTGCCATTTCTTTGGTGCATTCAAATTTGTCGCCTACGTACAAGTGTCCTTCCTCTTTTTTGTTTGTGTCTGCTCTTTCAATGTTTTTTAATTCTGCGAATCTTCCTAGTGTGAATTCTGATGTTACTATTACTTTTACCATATTCTTCCTCCTTTAGTATTGTTGGTATTCTCCTTTGCTTATTTTTTGTTTGCATTTGTTTATTCTTTCTTCTATTTTTGGGATCATTTCTTTGTGCTTTAGTTGGGTTATTAGTTGTATTTGGTGGCCTACGTGGCACCATGCACTTGCGTTCCAGAAGTCGTTTCTTACGATTGACACGCTTTGGGTTGTGTTGGTTCTGTTCCAGCAATAGCATACTTTGTCCACGTGGGTTACTTTGTTGTAATTTAGTCCGTCTGCTAATCGGTATGTCCATACTCTGTCTTCCATTAGTGTGTCTTCGCAGAAATGGACTATTTTGTCTTTCCTTATTACTCTTGCCCATGCTGTACACCATAGGTTATTGTTCATTGACCAAAGGTCTTCGTAGCAGGTTGCTTTGTTTTGGCTCGTGTACATGATCGTGTCATTTTTTCCTACCATCTCACATGCCATCGTTAGCATTTCGTGGTTGTATAGTCTGCTGTTTATTGTTTCCAGGACTTCTGTGTCTTTCCACCAATCATCGCTGTCCAGGAAGCAAAAATAATCGAATTCTAGGTTGCTTAATGCGTAGTCGATTCCTACGTTTCTGCTACCTCCATTATACCTTTTCCTGGTGTTCTTTAGCAAATGGATTCTATTGTCGGTATAGCTTTCTATCGTTTCTACTGATGTGTCTGTTGAGCAGTCGTCTATTATTATCAGCTCCAGGTTCTTGTATGTTTGGTTGATTATGCTTTCTATGCAATTTCTTAGGAATGTTTTTCCTTTGTATTCTCCATGATCGTTGTTGTAGTTTGGAACTATTATTGCGTATTTGTATTCCTTCTTGGCTATTCCGTCTTTCCATTCTTTGCTTTCATAAGTTGTTTTGACTAGGCAGTTTATGTCGTAGTCTGTTAGATTGACGTCTATTTTTTCTGCGTAGTCTTTATGCATGCAGTGGATTTTTAGCTTTAGTAGTTCTTCTAGTGGTTCTTCGTCAAATAAATAAATATAGTCATGGTCCTTCTTGTCTTTTACCTTTGGGAGTATTTCTTTGTTTATCGCTACTCTCATACTTTCATTCTCCTATATCCGCTTACGCTCATTCTTGCCTTTTTTGGCTTCAAATTACTTGCCATGCATAGTTTGTTGTACTTTCTCGTTAATTGGCTTATTTTGGCTTGTGACTCTTTTACGAGGTCATCATCTCCTGCTGCTCTTGCTAGTATCTGCATGTCTTTGTTTTTTCTTATTTCTGTTTCTATTCTTCTTTGCAATTGTGTTCCTTCGTACATCGTGTAGTGTTTGCCTTCGAATTCAAAGCCTTTTTCGTTTTCTTCCTTGTCTGCCTGTAGTTGTTCTTCCGTGTATTCTGGTTTGCTGACTCCTAGTATTCCTTCGAATGGGAAGTGGTGGCAGTTTAGTGTTCCTACTTTTCTTTTTAGTTCTTCGTTGACACTATCGTAGTCTCTATACCACTTGCCTTTTACTTTTACCTGGTCGCCTTCTATGTCCGTTAGCTTTATTTCCTTTTCTGTGCCGTTTGCTATTTGTCTTCTGATCACGTCTATTCTTGCAAATTGTTTTCCGTCCACGGTGTCTATGTGATCTGGTGCTGCGTTCTTGTGGTGTGATACTTCTACCATGTTGGATCCATATTCTTTTCCGAACCTTTTGCTGTTTTCCATGCTCACTTCTCTGATTCCGTCTAGTATGTTCATTCTTGTGGCCGTGTCCAGTCTCCTGGTTCTTCCGCTTTCGTATAGCAGTACTCCGCTATCTCCTATTTCCTTCATGATTCTTCTCATCTCTGTTTGGTAGGTTTCTTTTCCTTGGCTTATTGCTATTACTGCTCTGTCTATTATTTCGTTGTAGCTCTGCTGGACATTCTTGAATTCCATCTGGCCGTCTATGTTCTTGAATAGGAATCCTATTCCTGTGGTTTGTGATATGTTCAGGTATGTGTTGGCCGTTGCACTTGCTATGCTCAGTACTTGGTTTCTTAGTGCGAAGTCTTTGTTGTATGGTATGAAGTCCATTCCTCTGTATTCGTAGAATTGCCTTGCGAAGTTCTTGTCTTGCCTTGCTACTTCTTCGAATATTTTGTATATGTCTTTTACGTTCTTCCCACTCGCTTTGGCTATTTGTCTTGCTATTTCTTCATAGCTTCCTCCGTATTTTAGGATTTGTGCAATTTGGTATGCCTGCGTTGGTGTTAGTTTTCCTATTGTTCTTATTGCTTCGCCTATCTTCTTGTATATGTATGTATTGCTTTCTTCTATTCTTTCGACTAGTCTTTCTGCTAATCGTTCTTGTACTTCTTGGCTTAACATGTTACCTCCTAATAGCCTGTAGTCCATCCTTTAGCTTGTGCCAAGCTCCAGTTTGATAGTGTTGTGCATGTCGTTGCTTGTGCCTGTGTCAGTGCTAATTGTTTTAGTGTTTTGGTGTTGGTATACTTTGTCATGTTCGATAATGCTAGCAGGATGTTGTTTAGTGTTTCGTTGCTTAGGCTTGGGCAGTTTTGGAATGTGTATGCAACGTATGTTGCGTTCTTGAATGACACCTCGCTTATTGTTTCTAGGCTCTTGTCTCCATTAAACATGAATGCTGTGTTGCTAATGTTGCTCATGTCTAGTCCTGTTATTTCCGTCAAGTTTGGGCATCCAGCGAACATCGAACCTCCTGTAATTAGGCCTCCTGTGTTCTTGACGGATATTTTAGTTACTTGGCTTAGGTTTTGAAAAAAATAGGTGCCTCCTGTCATTCCTGTGAAATCTGCATCTTTGATTTCTTGTATTGTGTCTATTATTCCAGAAGTGTTGTTTGATGGTTTTGCGGCTATAATGTATCCGCTTTCTATTCCATCTATTGCTCCTGCCATTTGGCTTGGTTTGTATGTTGTTTGTTCTCCTCTTTTTCCCCTTATGCTATCTGCTATGTCTGTTAGGGTGGTGTCTTCTATTAGTACTTTGGCCATTAGTAATACACCTCCTCGCTATCTTGTATATTTTCTAGCACTTCTGCTACTATTTCTTCTTTGTCTTCTGCTGTCCAGTAGTCTACTCCTTTTATTGGAGTGTTGTCTCCTTTTTCTCCTGGTTCTCCTTTTTCTCCGTCTGTTATTGTCACAGTCTTTGTTTGGCCGTTTCTATTTGTTATCGTAATCGTAGCTGTGTGGTTTATCTTTTCTACGTCTATGTCTACGTTTTCTACTTCTTCAAGTCCATCATTCATGGCTTGCATGTATTGTTCGAATTGCGTTGGTGTTATTACTTCTGGTTCTACTCCACCTTCTATATAACTGCCTTCTCTTGTGAATAGATAGATAAATGCTGGGCTGTATCTTAGTACTAGTTCATCATCTTCTACTTCATAAGCATATACTCTTAGCTCAAACTTCTTTTCATTCAATACCTCATAAGGAATATTGCATACATCATTTATTATTGATACTTCTATTGGGTCTGCTTTAGCTTTTACAAATAATGCCTTTTTTACTAAACCTTCGTATTCATCGCTAAATACAAATTGTATTGGGTTAGCATTGTATTCTCCTCTATTGATTATGTAGTTGTCCTCTGCTTTTACTTTATTCTTGTCGACATTTATAACCATCTTATTCCTCCTCTGCTTTGTTCTTTCCCATTAGTTGTTCTACACTTGGTTCGCTATCTTTTATTTCTTCTATTGCCTTCTTGCTGTCTTCTATTGTCTCGTCTGGTTTTAGCCATTGTCTTACTTCCGCTTCTGATATTATTCCTTTGCCTTGTGCTGTGATTAGTTGGTTGAATGTCTCCTGGCTGTCTTCTAGTAATGAGTAATCCCAATCAAACGACACCTCGTATTCTCCTTGTGGGCTTAGGTTGTATGCGTTGGCTAGTACGTTGGCCGAGTATAGGAAGTCTTCTATTCCTTTTTCTATGTTGGTTCTCATGTCGTCTACTATTGTGAATGTATCGTACATGGCTCTTCTTATTTCTGTTGCTGTTGCATTTTGTGTTTCTGCTTGGCTCACGATTCCTGCGCTTGTTCCTATCTCGTGTTCTAGTCTTCTGTATAGTTCTTCTAGTCTGTCGGTGTATGGCCTAAATGCTGGATCAAATACTTCGAAGAATGTGTCTTCTCCGCTATCAACTTTCTTGAATAGTCCGTTCATTGGTAGTGCGTCTTTGCCGCTAAACATTGTCGCATCTGCTCCTACGAATGTCTCTTTTAGTTTGTATTCTCTGTATAGCTGTTTCATGGTTTCTTTTATTTCTTTTATCGTGGCATCGCATCCGTATGTGATTGGTACTCCGTATTTGTCGTTGGCCTTTCTGTTGTTGATTGGGCTTTTAATGTATCCGAATAGTACTCTATCTACTCCTGTGATCGTCATCTTTTCCTGGATGTTTCTCCAGAAGTCTGGCACTCCTATTGGGTGTCCTTGCTCATCTGTGAACTTCTGTAGTATTCTCAAGTTTCCTTTTTCTACTCGGTAGTTTGTCCATCTGTAGTATGTCTTTGGTTTTCCTATGGCTTGTTGTACTACTCTTTTTTCTGCTAGGACTGTTGCTCCTGTTATGTTCTCTCCGTCTGTATCGTCAATTGTTAGTCTGTTCTGTGGTACTATGTTGTAGTAAATCTTTCCTCCTTGCACGTATGGTATGATCATTACTCCGCCGTATCCGAATCCCATTGATGTTATCTTCTTGGCTTTCTTCCACATGCTTTGGGTTGTCTTGTCTAGTAGCTCTACCCTTGCATTCTTTCCTTCTAGGTTTACGTTACTATCGTTGATTACGTAGTTTGCTAGCTTGTTGCTGAATATCGAATTGAAGTTGATGTCGTCTATTCTTTCGTATTCTACTGCGTATAGCTCATTGTCTTCTACTTCCTTGTTGGTTGTTTGTGTTTGGATATGAAACACGTTGTTCAATATCCATAAAAAAATGTTCTTAAACACTCTTTTTTCCTCCTTCTATTAATTATGCGTGTGATTTTGCCCTTTGCCTTTGTTCATGCCCTTTTTATGTCGTAAAAAAATTGTCTGTTTTGGAATGGCAAGTAATACACAATGTTATGCAATTGTCTTCGTCCATTATTAGTTCTGGATGTTCTCTTCTTGATTTAATGTGATGTACTTGCAATCTGTATTTGCTGCCGCATTCTTGGCATCTATAATCGTCTCTTTCCAATATTTGTTTTCTAAATGCCTCGTATTGTTTCTGTGAAATTCTTTTTGTTTCTGGCCTTTTATTGTGGTTTTTCTTTGTGTATTTATAGTATATAACCTCATTTAGCAAATCTTTTATTTGCGCTTTTAATTTTTGGTTCTTTCTTTGTAGCTCTTTATTCTTTTTCTTTAATACTGCGTTTTCTTTTATTATTTCGCAATATGCTAGCATTGGTAAGTTGTTTTCTTTCATATTGTCTCCTTATGTTACTCTTTTTCGCTCCGTGACATCGTTTATTTGCCTCATGTATTTCGTGAACGAATATTCGAATGCGTCCAGGGTGTCTATGTCTGATGTGAAGTCGTCTAGTCTTGTGTCTTCCATTGCTTCGTCATCCCATAGTGCGCTTGATACCGCTTCTACGAATGTCTTGCATTCTTCTTCTATGTACCATAGCATGTCGTAGGCTATCATTGTTCTTTCCAGGTCTATTCTGTCGTTGATTGGTTCCTTCATGCTTCCCCTTACTATTGCGTTGATTCCTCTTTCTGGAGCTCCGTTTCTTAATCCCCTTATCAGCACTACTTCCTCGTTGTCTGGGAATATGTAGTCTATCTTGCAGTTGTACTTGTATTGCATCTTCTTGGCGAATGCTATTTCTAATTCGAACAGGTCGTCTGGATCTATGTCTCCCATGTGTTTCTCGCTGCCTAGTACTATTATCGTTTTGAAGTCGTAGCTTATCCTGGTGCATACGAATGCTTGTCCTGATTTCGTTCCTCCATAGTCTATCCCTATTATGGTGTAGCCTTGTGGTAGTTTGTATTCTCCGTTGTCTTTCTTTTGCGTCCAAATGTATTTGCTTGGGTTGTCTGCGAATCTTCTGTATATTAGTCCTTCTGCGTTGCACCATTGTCCTAGTATTAGTCGGTTGTAGAATACTGTTCCTTCGTATTCCTTGCATAGGTTGTCTACGAATTTCTTTGGTAGGAATGGGTTGTCGAATATGGTGTAGTTCTGAACGTATGCGTCTATTCCTTTTTCTTCTATCGTGTCTAGGAAGTCTGTTTTGAACCAATGCGTTTTGGCTTCTGGGTTTAGTGATCCATCAAAGCAGCTGTATGGTTTGTCCAGGGATGCTTGTATCATTATGAAGACTTCCTGGTGCCATTTGGCTACCTCATCGCCGTATGCGTACTTTATGCTTGTTCCTTGGATTTTGCTTACTTGGTTTACCTTCTCACATCCTAGGCAGTAGACTTCTTCTCCGAATAGGTATGCTATGTTCTGGCTGTTCGCCGTGCTTACTAGTTCCTTGCCGTATATTTCTCGCAGTGGTTGGAGCACGTTTCTTTCAATTGTGCCTTTAGAAACGCCGAAGATGACGTTTAGGCCATCTTTTCCTCTTCTTTCTATTATTCGCTTTGGGATCGTGTATAGGATATCCAGGTATGTCTTTCCGCATCTCCTGGCTCCTACCTTCAGGTTGTATCTATGCGTTGCACATTTGATGTTCTCCTTCTGCTTCTCGCTTAATATCATTTATTAGCTTCCTCTTCTATTTTAGTTAGTAGTTCCTCTACTCTTACCAATTGCTTGCTTTCTACTTCAATGTTGTCTCTTTGGTTCAGGTATTGTTTTCCTAGCCATATGGCCATGGTTGGATTCTTCTCTGCTAGTCTCCATTGGCTTCTTCTTAGGCTCATTCTTCCTACCTCTCGCTTTTCAGAAAAAACCTCCGCAAAGTTTTTGTTGTAGGTATTCTTGCACCATTTCTCGATTGTATCCTCGCTTACGTTTAGTACTGCTGCTATTTCCGTCTTTGTGCATTGGATGGCGCATAGGTTTTCGAATGTTCCTTGGTTTATGGTTGATTGTTTCTGCTTTATTTGGCCTTTTGCCATTCTTATCACTCTCCTTTAGTATAATCCCCATTCTGCGAACTTCTCAAATCCGCCTATCTTGTTTATGTATTCTCTTGCTACTTCTACTATGTCTTCGTATGGTATTCCGTCTATTTTGTCGTCTCCTATTGCACAGCATAGCTCTACTGGTCTTCCTGTTTCTTGGGCTTTTAGGAATGCGTATATGTTTACTGATACGTCCGCTTTTGATAAGTCTTTTCCGTGTAGTCCTCCTCCTGTTACTGATTGCGCCATATCGCTTCCTAGCTTTCTGTTTGTTGCTCCTGTGTCTACGTCTGTTCCTCCTGTCCAGTCTCCTAGTGGATTTATTTCTGCATCTGGGTATTCTTTCTTTAGCTCTTCTGTCTTTGCATTGCTTTGGCATATGATCAATCTGCTTCCGTCTAGTATGTATTTGCCATCATGTGGATATTCTTCGTATATGTGTCTTGCTATTTCGCTTAATTCTTTTTCCTCTTCTGTTAGTGGTACTCCTTTGAATATTCCATTGTCTCCGCATCTTATTTTTTCTTCTTGGTTTCTTGCTAGGTGCTGGTCTTGTCTTACTATTTTTGTAAATACTCCTATATCATTTCTTTCTGTTATTCTGTCTACTATATCTACTATTTCTGCATCTTCAAAACTTTCCGATGTTTCTATGATTACATTGCATTCTCCGTGGCCTATTAGTACTTCTACTGCTACCTTTGGATTCTCTTCCTTCTTGTATGCCAGGTCTACTATCGCTCCTGCTATTCTGTCTGCTAGTTTGTCTGGGTGTGAAGGGTTTACTCTCTCAATCATTTTATTTCCTCCCTTAATTTATTTTTATGGCTTTCTGCCCTGTGAAGTTTTCCCATCTTTGGATGATTACGTCTACGTATTGCGGATCGTATTCCATCATGTAGCATTTCCTGTTTAGTTGCTCGCATGTTATTAGTGTGCTTCCGCTTCCGCCAAATAAATCTAATACTTTTTCTTCTTTTTGTGAGCTGTTTCTTATCATGGTTGCACACATTTTTAGTGGTTTCATGGTTGGGTGCAGGTCGTTCTTTAGTGGTTTATTTTCATGAATTACTGTCATTGGGATTTCATTTGCGTATATTTCTTCTAGTAGTTTCTTCATGTCTTCTTTCTTCATTTTGTCAAAGTCTAGTTCGTCTTCTATTACTGTTGGGTGGTTGTATTCTTCCACGAAGTAGTGTGCTGCTCCTTCTTTCCATCCATATAGGCATGGTTCGTGTTTCCATTTGTAGTCTTGTCTGCCGAAATTGAATCCGTTCTTTACCCATATTAGGCATTGCTTTATGTCTAGTCCGTTTTCCTTGCATGAGGTTCTGAAGTTTATGTCCTCGCTATCTGCGTACCAAATGTAAAAAGCTCCGCCTTCTTTTAGATTCTCGCTTGCGTTTCTGAATGCTGCCATTAGGAATTCTTTGAATTCATGATCGCTTAGGTTGTCGTTTTCTATCTTCATTCCTTGGCTGTTCGATACGTCCACGTTGTATGGTGGATCCGTGAATAGCAAGTCCATTTCGTTGCCTTCACATAGTTTTTCTACGTCTTCTGGTTTTGTGCTATCTCCACACATTAGTCTGTGGTTTCCTAGTTGGTATATCTCTCCTGGTTTTGATGTTGGCTCTTCTGGTATGTCTGGTACGGTGTCTTCTATTATCTCTTCTGGTTCTTCTTCTATTTCCAGGTCGAATCCGAAGTCTGCCATGTTTATGTTTAGTATGCTGTCTAGTTCCGTGTTTAGGATGTCTATGTCGAAGTCGCTGTTCATTGTCGTCTTATTATGTGCTAGTGTATATGCTTTTCTTTCTTCGTCTGTTAGATGATCTAGTCTTATTATTGGTACTTCTGTCATGCCTAGTTCCTTGCACGCCATCAGTCTTCCGTGGCCTTCTACTATTTCGTCTTGCCAAACTCCTATTGGATCGTCCATTCCGAATTGCTCTATGCTCTTCTTTATTTGTTCAATTTGTTCCTGTGGATGTAGCTTCGCATTGTTCTTGTATGGTTTTATGCTTTCTATGTCCACGTATTCTATTTTTAGTTTTTCCATTATGCCCTCCTGTTTTTTATACGCAAAATGAGAGATTGTCTCTCGAAGATTATTTGCTTTCTTTGTTGGCTTTTTTCTCTTCTTTCTTTTTCTCGTACAATTCTCTCATCTTCTTTTCGTTTCTCCACTCTCTTTCGATTATTTCAGCTAGTTTACTGCCGTTTCTTCTCATCCGTTTTTCTCCGTTTTTTTATATTATATCGTTTTTCGGATTATTATGCAAATTGCTTGCTTGATCTATGACTTCCTGTGCTTCGGTTATTATGCTTTTGTATTGATCACATTCTCCTTGGCCACATTCTTTCCTGGTGCATGGGTAGTGACAACATGATTTATCACATTTCATCTATCTACATCCTCTTTCTTCATATTTTGGTATCATCGTTTTCTCCTATAACTTTTGTGTTCTTTCTTCTAATTCATCTGCCCATTTTTTTGCTTCTTCAATATTCTTTTTTACTTCTTCTAAAACTTTGAGTTCGGTTTTTATTGATTTTAATAATTCTTCTATCTCAGTTTCTCTCATAATCTTATTCTCCTAACAATTCTTTTAAAATTTCCATTTGATTTAATAATTTTGGGCTTCCCCAATAACCTTGTTCAGCTGTTAACATTTGCCCTATTTCTTCTAATTCTTTTATTTTATTTTTTATTTTATCTTTACTGATAAAATTATCTATATTTTCAAATGCTATTCGCATTGTTTTGCCTTTTAATACTTCGTTTAATTCTTCTATTTCTTTTTGTTGTTTTTCTATTATATGCAATAGCATTTTTATGTCTGTTACGTAGACTTCTAATGGTGTTGTTTCTGGTTTAGTTATTTCTTGCTTTATTATTTCTATTGCTTTCTTTTCTTCTTCACTCATTCCATCCTAACTCCTTTACTTTTTCATTTATTGCTTGTAATACTTCTTTATTTATTAAAACCAATTTATCTTTTTTATCTTCAAAAAATATAGCATGTTCATTTTTTTCAAAATATATCTTATGAATTTTATTTTCATAATTGCACCAACAATCTACACCATCTCTTGTTTTTTCATAACCTAGTTTTTCAAACATTTCATCTGCTTTACTCATCTTTCCTTCTCCTCATCTTTCTTTTTTGGCTGTTCTGCATTAAGCTCTGCGAACTCAATAAATCTTCTAACCTTCTCGCTTTCTTCTCTGTCCTTTGGTGTTACTTCTATTACAAATCTATCTTCATGTATGTAATGTTTAATCTTCATTTAATCCTCCAATTTTTCATTCCAAATTATTATGCTTGTAGTCTTTGTATCATCATAATTTTTAATTGATAATATTTGTCTATCTCCATATTTTTTATCAAATTTCCTTTTGCTCATTATTCCAACTATTCTAAATCTTGTAGCACTTTTATTGCTTTCAATAACTTCATAAGTTTTATATTTAATTGTTATGATTTCCATTATTCCTCCTCTTCATGATTGGCTTGTAGCAGCGCCATTAGCATTACTCCTACTACTCCACCTATTACAAATCCTGCTATAAATCCTTCCATTGTTTTTCCTCCTAATAATTTCTTGTGTTTAGCAAACTTACTATTTGTTTTTCTAATTCTTGGTTTCTTTCTTGTAATTCTCGGTTCTGTTTAATTAATTCTCTTTTTGTTGTTACTACTCCTTTAAAATATGTCCACTCTACTTTTTCTAATAATTCATTTTCTATTAAATCAAACAGCTTATCATATACTTCTAGGCTTGGACAATTTATGCTTACTCTTCTATCTTTCTTGTATATTATTATCTTTCTTACTCCAATCCAATAATCCCAAGTCTTGTCTCCTTCCTCAAACTTATATTTTTCTAATTCTTTAAAGTCTATATCATCTCTTAATTTTAGCATTCTCTTTCCTCCAAAGTTAATAATATTAGTTCTCTAATAAGAGTTAACACTTCTTCTTGTCCAATATTATGTGTATCATTCATTAAATCTTTAATTGCTCTCTTTTCTAATTCTAATAGCATTTCTATTGTCATTCTCTTTCCTCCAATTTCTTATTTGTGTAGTACTCGTTGTATATCGTGATCCAGTCTTCTATGTCCATGGTCACTTTCCATTTCTTGTTGTTCTTTCTATGGAACACGGTTGGGAGCTGTCCTGGTTTTGCATCCCTCTTGGCTTGATCTAGTGCATCGTCTATGTTGAGTGCCTGTTGTCTCTTGCATTCTATGTGTATGTAGTCTAGGCCTACTACGTCTTCTCCGTCTATTCCGCTGTACTGCTGTCCTCTTCTGCAGTTGTATCCGTGTTCGGTTAGCACTTTGGCTAATTCTCTTTCTCCGTTTCTTTCCTTTTTCTCTGCTATTCATGTTCTTCTCCTCTTCGCATACTCGTTACCACCTGAACTTGTTTTCTGGTTTTATGTCTTCTCCTCTTTCCATCTTGTTCCACTTCATGTTTGTGACTCTTATCTTCGGTACGAGTCCTAGTTCCTGGGCTGTGAAGCATTCCTTTAGGCCGCTTCTATCTTCGTACAGGTATATGTACGAGTATGCTTTTATAAAAAAATATTTTTTACCTTCGCTTTTGTGTGTCATCGGTGGTTCATTCATGTTCTTCTTCCTCCCACTCTTTATTCTTTGGTTGTGTTTCTTTTTTTGTTTTTGCTATTTTATAAATTTCCGTGTCTAGTTGATCTAGTTCTGGATCGTACTCTAGCATGAAGCTATTCTCTTCGTCTAGTTCGTCAAAGTCTATTTGTAGCTTCGTTGCGTGTATTGCCAGCTCGTCATCGAAGTTTGCTAGTATGCAATTTATCTTGTACTGCTGGAAGTATTCGTTCATGGCATCTTGGCGCCATTGTTTTTGTTTGTGGAACCATGCGTGGTTTTCTTCGCTCATTAGCGCTCCGTTTGCTATGGTGCTTTTTCCTCCGTCCTTTTTCATTATGATGTGATGGTATACTATTCTTTTTTCTTCTTTTGCCTTCTGTATTGATTTGCCTGTGTACTCTCCAATTATGCTTCTTGGTTTCAAGTCTAGTTTTTCGATCCAGCACTCATCTCCAAATAGTGCTATCATTTCTTCTCTGGTCTTCTTATTGCTCATTTACTTTCTCCTTAATATTCGTATTGAATGTATAGCCCTTTTTTCTTTTCTTTATTTGCCCTATTGTTTCGACTTTATTCCTTAGTCTGTGTATTAGTGCTATTAGTTTCTTGTACTTTCTTTCTTCGTCTACACTTCCATATACTGCTATATTAAGTCTCTTTGGTGTATGTTTCTTCTGGTCTTTTAGTTCTTTGAATAATAATGCTTCTAGTTTTGTTAGCCTTATTATTTCTTTTCCTTCTGCCTTGGTTATTATTATCTTGTATCCTTCGTATTGCCATTCTCTTGGATCCTCCATCTTTTGTTCCTCCGTGTCTTAGAAGTTAATCAATGGATATGCTTTGTATGTGTTTCCTTTTT